TTCCTAAGCGCTGCTTGTCTTGCGCCGTCCAGATTTAACTGTTGGCCAGTTAGTAACTCTGCTTCCATCTCATTAGCTATGGAACTTTCGTAGTCCAGTAAGCTATCTGCTATACCTTCCATTTTACTAAAGGATAAACCAAGTTTTCTTGCTTCAACTGCTGCTCTTGCTAGTCCCCCTGGCATTTTAGAAGTTGATAATGTTGTTGCTGCTGATGCTTCTGATATATCTTTCATTACATCTTGGTATCTAATAGCTGTACCGTTTGCAGCATTTTGAAGAGTTACTGTACCTATAAGGTTGTCATTAAATTGCTTTAAATTCTTTCCAGTTGCTGCAGTAAATGTAGTTAGGTTAGCTGCTTGTTCCGCAGATAGTCCAAACTTCTTTACCATTGTTCCTGCTGCTGCTGCTGTTTCTATACTTAAGTCTGCTGATATCCCTAATTGGTTTGAGACAGCCATTGTAGCTTCTCTTAGGTTATCACCTGATAGTCCTTTTATTGATATTCCTGCATCACGAAACTTTTTGTCTAAACCTGTAGCAGCTTCTCTACTTATGTTTAAGTTACGAGAAAGGTCTGTTATATCTTGATTTGTTTTAAATATACCTTTAGTAAAGATAGCACCAGAAAACGCTAATGCCATTTTACCTGCAGCTTTACCTACTGCACCCATTCCTGCTGTCAGTGCACTACCGCCTTCTGCTCCTGCTTTCCTAGCTTCTTTTGCTGCTGAGTCAAACTCTTTAAAAAATTTACCAATTACCGGTATATCGCCTGCTACTTCTGCTATAGATTCTATCCAACTAGTTTTACTGTTTAGATCATCATTAATATCTTCTATTTCTTGAAATGTACCTAAAACACTTTCTGCTTCTACGGCTGCACTATTTAAACCTTCAACTATTTTAAATATTAATTTAGATTCTGATTCTGTTGCGTTTGCTGCTTTTTCGTTTAGAACTGCAATTTTAGATTCTATAGCCTGTATTTGACCCTTTACTAATTTCTGTTTTTTTAGTATTGCAGAGGTCTTCGTCTTATCTTTTAAATCTTCTTTCGTAAATTTAGATAATGCTTCTGCTTGACTTGCTACCTGTTTAGTTAAGTTGCCTGCTCCTTTTAATTCTGCTCCAAAGTCTACAGAGGCAGATGCTGTTTTACGCATCATACCTGCTATTCCAACTAAAGCTTGATTTGCTCTTTCTGCTTCTTTTGAAAATCTTTCAATCTGGGATACGGCAGCAGCGGTTTCTTTCTTTACCTCTTCTGCTTTTTTCGGGTCTAAGTTCTTATCGTCAGCCATTGTGTATTGTTATATAATATAAATAGTTAAGGCCTCTATTATCTAGAAGCCTTTGTACTATAAGTTGGCTTTGATCTAGTTTTTATGTTAGGTTTAGCAACTTGTCGGTTTTTTGCTTTATCGTACTGCTTTTGATTCTCTTCGTTTTCCTTAGTATAAAACTCTTTAATTTTATTAAAAGTAAACTTTCTTAACCATATTGGCATATTATATACTTCATTCCAGGTATAACCACCTTTACCGTGGAAAACTATTTCATGAAGAAGTGAGAATATATTTAGACGATCAGCCTGCGTCAGGCCAAAAAAAGCTAAGCCCAATGGGCAAATCGACATCCTCCTGCATGCCGTCTTCGTCTGTGTATAAGAATGTCATCTTAACGTTGGGTTGGTTCTTAGCGTAATCCGCTCTTAATGCTCTTGCATCTTTAGCTAGTAAGTAATTATCTACAAAATCTCTTATATCTTTTTTCTCTGTCATACCGTTTACAGATGTAATGATATATTTCATTCTTGTAGATACTTCTGGTGAAGAGTTTTTAGTAATTTTTTTAAGTCCTTCTATTTCTCTTTCTAGTAATTTTTCATCTCCATGAGTTAGAAGTTTATATGTTACTGCATTACCTGTTGAAGGAAGATCAAATGAGAAAGAATTAGAACCTTGTGAGTATTTCTTATCATCAATTTCTATATTCTGTAATGTTGTTAAGTCTACTGTGATTTTCTCTCCATTATATGTAATATCGTAGTCTTTACCGTAAGAGAGTATTCTTGCTGCTATCATTACAGCATTTTTATCTCCTATAAGTAAATCGTTATAGTTTACTTCTTTATTAACTATGAGAGATTTAAGTAACTTATCTATTACTGTACCGTTATTAATTAGATTTCTGTTTGTAAGAATATCTTCTTCTTTAGCAGTCATGTACTTCATTTCTAACTTACCTGAAGCTAGTGGTGAGTCTTGTGAGTATAAAAGACCTTTTGAGGGTAATTCGATCTCTTCTGTTGGGATTGAAAACTTTGATTCCATAAATTTTATTTAGTTATAACTTATTCTATATATAAATATACGAAATAAAAATTTAGTAGGCAACAAAAAACCCGGATAAGTTCCGGGTCTTTCTTTTAATCTCTATGTAAGTTAATTTCTAGTAGTTTAGTACGCAGTAATCCATTGCTACTGTTATCTGTACTTCAACTGGTTCATCAGATGACCAATCATACTGTCCAAAGTCTCCATTTGTTAAAATAGCTCCTTTGATGATCCACTCTCCAACTACGTCTCCTACAGGACCTAGAATATTTAAAGTCAAATCCTTTTTATACATATCAGAATAACCTGCTCTACCGGTTACTGATTCGTATCCTAATCTTGCCCACTCCATTACAGCTTGAGCTCCAGAAGGTGTTACTGGATCGTATAATGTGAAGGTCATGTCTTCCCATTCTCTTTTTCCTCTAATCTTTCTATAAGAGTTAATGTGGTCTAGTTTTATAATGTTATCCGTAAAGGTAGGTGCTTTAACATTCTTTACCATGAAAGATGGAATGTTATCGATATACATTACAAATCTGTTTTGTACCTTTGGTTCAAAGGCTTTAAACATTACTTCTGATGTGTCTAATACTGCCATGTTGTATTTACTTTATTATAAATATGGTTATTTTTAATTATTGTACAAATGTTGCTCCAGTTGGCTCAATTGTAAAGTCTAGTACTATAAATTCTGCTGTTTTTGCTGGCTGAATAAATACTTGACCTATTAATTGATTTCTATCTACTACATCTGCTGTGTTATTTGATTCATCCATTACTACTCTGTAAGCATAAAGACCTTGTCTCTGTACCACTGATTCTAAGTAAGGATTAACGTTTGCTAAGAATTTATTTCTTGTTGCAATCGTATTTTGTTCAAATACTAAGTTTGTTGCTTGATCTCCTAAGAACTTCTTAAGAGCTATTAATAATCTTCTAACATTTACTCTGTCTAATGCTGAAGCTTTTGTCTGTAAAGTTTTTTGTCCAAATACTGCTATACCTTGTCCAGGGAAAGTAGCGATTGGATTTACTTTTGCAGCATATAATATATCTCTCTGATTTCTGCTTAGTTTTTGTTCTGCTTGTATTACTCCTGTTATACCACCTCTTACTAAACCTGCTGGGGCAAACCAAGGTGCTGCTGCGCTATCATTAAAAGCATAAACTCCAGGTACTGTACAAGAAGCTGGTGCCCATTGCAATCCTGCTCCTCCGCTTAACTGTACCCATGGCCAGTATGCTGCTGAATATGAACTGTTTACTTTTTTAGCTTGAGTTACTAAATTTGCTGTAGTTGAGCCGTGATTAGCTAAATCTACTATCGCTATACAATCACTTCTAAATTGTGCTGCTGACATAAGTGAATCTAACACTGTAGCATGAGTTGCATTTTGATATAGTAAACCGGGTGCTGATAATACGTTAATTACGTATTCGTCTCTATTTTGTAATACGTTTATCGCAGTTTCGTAATCTGCTGCTACTAATCCCTGTGTATCAGTATTGGATATTGCTTCGTTAAATGTCATAGCTGCTTTAACGATGTTTCCAGCACCGTTATAAAACGATCCTGATGTTTCTAGTGGTAAAGATGCTGAATATGAAGTTGTTCCTTTCGAGTTAACTGTGAAGCCATCTGCTGCTAAATAATTGATAGTTGCTCCTGCTACTGCAGAAACATAAACATATCTAGATTTATTTACATAGTTACCAGAAGATTGTACGTATTTCTGTGTACCATCTGTAACAACAGTTGTTACTTGATTTCCAATTCTTTTTTCAATGTAGTTATCACTATTAGGATCTAATGATACATTATTATACTGCTCTAAAATTACTTTATTAGAGTGGTTATCATTTCCTCGTCTTATCGATAAAGTAAATGTTCCAGCTTCATTATCTTTAGCTGATACTTCCCATCTTATGTTGTCAGCTGATCCAGATTTCATTGTACCGCCGCTATTAGCAATTTCTGCTCCATGATCTACAGCGCCTGTACCGTTATTATATATAACTCCTTGACCGTGCGTTTTAAGTTCAAATGGTACTTCTGCTGCTGCAGATGCAGTAACTGCTCCTGATTTTGCACTTGTCCAAGTTCCTGATGCACTAACGACTCTTGTTACTAAAGCTGAATTACCTCCTTGTTGGAAGAAG